CGCTCGTCGCTATAACGACGCCGTAGAAATTGCAAAGTGGCATGACGAGTTTAAGGCGATAGATGCTCCGGTTGGCGCGGATGCTAACGTTCGCATCAACGCGCAATTGTCGGGTAAATTTACCGACTCGCAATTGCACGATTTGACGTTGGTGGCCCGCGACGTTAAGCGCAGCCAAGAAGTCAACGAATTGGCGGGTTTTGGCCGTCAGGCCGATATGCCGGATCCTCGCCGGATTGCTACTCGCGGCGCGTCCGAAACGCTGGGCAATGCGCCGCTTGGCTACTTGGACGCTAAGATCACCACCGCGCGCAACTTGTACAAGATCGCCACAGGTGGCATGGACAAGAAAGTGGCTATGGAACTGGCGCGGGTCATGTACACCGATCCCGACGCCGCCATTGCTATGCTGCAAGCCGCTGCCAAACGTCAAAAAGCCAAGCAAACCCGCCGCGCCGTTTATGCGGCCCCGCCACAAATTCTTAACCAATTGGGCAAGCCCAGCATTGCTGTCAATGCGCTTACTTCTGAAGGATCAGCACCGTGACCGTCAAGAGAATCGCCCCCAAGCGCGCAAGCATTGTAGAAGTCGAGGCCAAGATCGACGCTCACGTTGACCTGTGCGCGCTGCGGTACGAGGGGATTGAACGGGAGATGCGCGGCGCAAATGCGCGGCTGAAGCGGCTGGAAGCCATCTTGATCAGCGCAGGCGGCGCGATCATCCTGCTGTTGGCGCACCTGGCCACCAAATGAACGAGACGCTCCTGCAAAAGCAGCAGCGGTTTACCTTGATGGTGGCCGAACTGATCCGCAAGGCTAACGAACTTGGCTTTCAGACGACGTTGGGCGACGCCTACCGCGACCCCCGCGTTCACGGCCCTATGGGCGTCAAGATGGCCTATGGCCGCGCCAACAGTTGCCACAAACTGCGCTTGGCCATTGACCTCAACCTGTTTCGCCACGGCGTCTACCTGACCTCTACCAGCGACCATGCGCCGCTGGGGCAGTGGTGGGAGTCGATTGGCGGGGCGTGGGGCGGGCGCTTTGACGACGCCAACCACTACTCGCTGGAGCATGAGGGCGTCAAATGAACCCGCTGGAACTGATCGTCGGCCCGCTGTTCAAGGTCATCGACAAGGTAATCCCCGATCCCCAGGCTAAGGCGCAGATGCAGCTAGAGTTGCTGCGCTTGCAGCAGTCTGGCGAACTGGCGCAGATGACCGGCCAGATGGAGATTAACAAGGTCGAGGCGGCAAGCCCCGACCTGTTTCGCGGCGGCTGGCGTCCGTTCATCGGGTGGATTTGCGGCGCGGGGCTGCTGTACCAGTTTCTGCTGCGTCCCCTGCTGGGGTGGGTGTCCAGCGTCAGGGGGTGGCCCGTCCCCCCTGCGCTGGAAATGGATACGCTGCTGACGTTGCTCTTGGGAATGCTGGGCCTGGGCGCATACCGCACCGCCGAAAAGATCAAGGGCGCTTCGTAACCTCGGCCAGTTTCTGCTGGTAATGGCGCAGCTTGGCCGGGTCATCGGATCCGGCCTTCTGGCCCGTTCGCATGGCGTACTTGAGGATGTTGCCCTTGAGAAACCCCACAAATTCTTCGTGGGTCAGCAGCGACTCCATCACTTCCCACGGCTGCACCGACATCATCTTGTAGTGCATCCCGCCCACCTGCCGATCATCTGCCTTGGTCGGCGGCGCTGCCAGCGGCGGGCTGGCATACAGCACAGTGTCTTCGCTCATACGGCCTCCTGCGGCCCCCGCGCCTCAGCCAGAATCTCGCTGCGCTCACGCTCGGCCCGCAGCATGGTGTACCGCTGATGCAGGCGCACCAGAATGGCCGTGCGGCCCTTGCCCGCGCGTTCGGCAGTCAATTCGTCCAGCACCTGCTGTTCCGTCATGTCAGGCAGATGATCGTTTAGCGTTCGCCAAGTGAAGTTGCTCAAGTCGATTCTCCAGAAAAACAATATTTGTCAGGGTCTTTTGCAGTTGCCGCTGGGCGCTGTTGTACGCCTTGCGCCGTAACCGCAAATCATTTTTGGCCGCCGCCAACTTAGCGCGTAAAACTGATTCTTGCAAGGTCATTTCAATGCCTCCAGCGCCAGCGCCGACAAACCCTGTTTGTCTTGCAGCGCGGCCCAAATTTTGCCGTCAATCGTGTCGTCGGTCAGCAGCAGGTAGCACCAAACGTCACGGGTCTGCCCGCTGCGGTGCAGCCGCCCCACGGTCTGTTCAAATTTCTCCCATGACCAGGGCAGCGTCAAAAACACCATATGGCAGCCGCCAAACTGCAAGTTCAGCCCGTGACCGGCTGAGTCGGGGTGCAGCGCCAGCAGCGGCACCTTTCCAGCGTTCCAACGGTCGATTACGTCGGGGTCGTCCAGCGTGGTCAGCTTGGGGTAGCGGCGCTTTAGCTGCGCCAGTTGTTCTTGGAAGGCGTAAATTAGTAACGTATTGGCGTGTTGGTTCTCAGCCAGCAGGTCGTCCAGCGCGTCAAACTTGTGGCTGGACAGGCCCACAGGCCGTTGTTCCACGTGGAACTTTCCCGGCGCATCGGCGCGGGCGGTCTTAATTGTTTCGTATATGAAACCGCTGGCAATTTGCGTCAGCTTGCTGGTGACCACGCCCGCGCTAACGGCGGTGATGGTGGCGTCTTGCAGTTGCAGGGCAAAGTCCTGCTTCATTTTCTTGTACGCGGTCAAGTCCATTTCGCAGGCCACCGGCACGATATGCAGCGGCGGCAGGGTGTCCTTGTACTGCCCAGGCTCCAGCAGGAAAGTGGCGGGGCGTATGCGGGCCATGACGGCCTCCAGCGCCCCCTCACGCGGCTCCCATTCGCCGTAGTCGCGGTTGATAAGGGTGAAGTACTGCTGGAGAAACGCGCCCTTAGCGCGGCCCAGCAGGCGCTCGTCTACGATCTTGCACTGACCGAAAACGTCCTCCAGCCCGTTGCTGGTAAAGCTGCCGGTCAGCCCCCAGCGGATCGGGAACTGGTCGATGACCTTGTGCAGCGCCTTGAACCGTTTGCCGCCGGGATCTTTGAGGCGCGTCAATTCGTCAAAGACGATGCCATCAAAGCGCAGGCGCTGCTGGGTCAGCCATTGCAGCGTGTCGTAGTTGGCGATGACCAGTTGCGCGCTGGACTCAAGGGCTTTGAGGCGGCGCGACGGTGGCCCCAGGCACAGGGCAATGGACAGGTGCGGCGTCCATTTGGCGGCTTCGACCGGCCAGACGCTGGTGGCGACGCGCTTGGGGGCCAATACCAAAAAGCGTTTGGCGTGGCCTGCGTGCATCATATCGCTCATGGCCACCAGCGTCAGCGCGGTCTTACCCGCGCCGACAGGTGCCAGCACCAGCGCCCGATCCCGCTCGTACAGGAAATCGGCGGCTGTGTCTTGGTAGGGTCTTAGAGCGAGCGCAGCCACTGATCCACCTGTTCGGTTGTCCACAGACACGCATAGTTTTGGTTGAGCGCCGCAAGTTCGGCGGCGTGCAGCCGCTGCAACTCGGACAGCCGCCCGCCTTTGGTTTTAAGTTCCACGAACCATGTCGATCCATCGGGCAGGCAAACGATCCGGTCGCAGACGCCTCGGTTGTTGGGGCTTTTGAACTTCCAGGTCTTGCCCCCTGCCCGTGACACGGCCCACACAAAGTGCTTTTCTACGTCGCGCTCTAGCACGGTCACCCCCACTTGTGGCGGCTGGCAAAGTGCCGCACAGCCGCCTCGGTCTTGCCCAGTTCGGCGGCAAGCTGGTGGGTGGTTTTGGGGCCGTACTCGGCAAAAAACTTAGCCCGCTCGGCCTTAGTCCACACCGGACGCTTTGGCGACAGCCCAAGCCGCTGACACTGGCGGCTGATGCTGGCCCTCGACCGGCCCAGCAGCGGCACCATGTCCATGACGCGCATTTTGCCGTAGTGGTCGCGCAGCCACGCCACATCAACTTCTGACCATTTCACGCCCTGGCCCTCCACCACTGCGCCAGAACCAGCAGGTCGGAAATGACGCCGCACACGAACACGCCAGCGCAAAAGCCGTATAGCGCCCATTGCAGTTGATCGTGGGTCATGTCTCACCTCTTGCGCGGATAAGGTCAACCAAGTGTTTGAGCAGTGACTCGTCCGAGTCCGACAGGTCTTTGCGCCCAGCGTAGTCCCACAAGATGTTGAGGATCGCCTTGCGCTCGCGCTCTGCAACCTGCCACTCAAGTTCTTTGAGCAAATCTTCCGTGGTATCGCCGTGGCCAGTGGCGTAACTGCGCTGGATCATCCATTGCGCCACCTTCTCGCGCTCTGCGGCGGCTTTCAACGCATCGCGCTCGGCTATCAGATCCTGATTGATCTGAGCCAACACATACTCGGTGCCTTTTTCGGCAGCGGCTTTGAGTGCATCGCGCTCGGCTTTGAGTTGCTCGATCTCCTCATCACGCTGGCAAATCTCACACACACGTCGCAGATGCCCGTGTCCGCATTGATTGCTCACTTCTTCAATCTCCTTTGTTTGTTCAAGTCTTTAATCACTTCACGAACACTCAGCACTGCGCGGTTCAGCGCCAGCGCAATCTGGCCCGCAGTCATCGGGCCGTAGTTGGTGGCAATGAACGCGCGCTCGTCAGCCGTCCAGGCATCGCGCCGGTGCGGCACACCGTTGCAATAGTGCATCGACCCATCCACCGTGACCGAACGCATCTGCCCCGCGTTAGGGCCTTTGAGTACCGGCTCACGCCAGATGATGCAGCCGCAGCCGCAGCGCACCTCTTTACCCACATCGTCATGTACCTGGATCATGGCGCAACCCTAACATGTTCAAAAAACAGTTGACAAGCTATTTTTTGACAGGCACAGTCGCGGCTGGAGTCACAACAGTAGGGAACAGTTATGCGGCATTCTTCA